ACTGTGGGAAATATTGTCGCATATTATGAACGGCATATTGATACAGGAACGGGCAAAATGGATTTTTTGCATGTATCTTTCCTTAAAAGTGAGATAAGACAAGTTCCACTTTCTGATGGAACGTTAACGGATGAAAGACAGGAAACACCTTTGCATGTTGATATAGAGTATAGTTCTCAGAACTTTAGAGCTCAAATTCTGGAACAGGACAATATACAGCAATTTTGGGATATTTTCTGGCAGTTGTACAATCAATTAAAGACGGAGTAATATGGCAGGGACGAAAGATATAAAAAATTTCACAAAGTTCCCGTCATTGTCGGACAATGACTTAATTTTAGGATCAAAAACCTCTTTGGGAGGATCGGATGCGGCTATAGCGGTATCTGATTTTAAAAAGCAGGTATCTCAAGACGTGGAACCGACCATTAATGAAAATGGTTATTGGGTAGTTAATGGAGTGAATACAGGCAAAAAGGCAGAAGGGGCTACACCTGTTTTAGAAGGTGGTTCTACCACTACCGGAGAGCCGGATACTCAAGCTTCATCATCTATTGTGCGATCAGGAGAAACAC